CTTCCAACATCGTTGGTGCTGCAGGAAGTGAAGCACGTCGAATGAGAAACGTATTCGACCTTAGCGATGACCACCGAATAAGGAGTCTTTCTCCTATCTTTGGCAAGTTTTTCCGTACTATCGACGCAACAGATGCTCGGCGTTTGCGGTCAGCTCTTGCCAATCTGCCACTTATTGATAGGCAAAGAAACCTTATCAATAACCTTCTTTTTCACACCGGATTTGATCAGGCTGTGAAAGTTGAAGAGGAAGTTATAACGGGGCTGAAGTCTAACCAGTTCGGGACTTCAGAAGAACTTGTATCTTTTATTCGCCAACAGGGTCGTAACCTTACTATTCGAGAGTCAGCAGAACTGACCTCACGTAACACGCACACGTTCAAAGTTACATCTGCCACAGGGGAACCTATTGCCGCAGTCATAATGACTCAACAGCGCGGGGTAGATGCCACCGGTAAAGGTCTGTTTGAAATGACCGGTGGTGGGTATGTAACCGACCCTTCTAAAATGGCTGGTGTCACTAAAAACGAATACGAGATTCTTATTGAGCCTTTGTCCCCTGAAGGTCGTATCTTAGGGCTCACCCATAAAGGCAAGGTCAACACTCAAAGTCGCCGCCAGCTTATGGAGATTGCTGATGAAATCTTCCGTCAGACAGACGCAGATCTACTCAAGGGCGAGAGGGTAACCGGCGCTCGTAAGAAGAAGTCTATTTCCCAAAAGATCACCCGAGAGCAGGTAGACAAGTACTTCAACCGTTCCGTTATTACAGGCGACGAAGCCGCACGTCAGCAAGACGCTATGAATAACTGGAACCGCCCGTCGTCGTCTGATGATGCAGCTATCGCACGTATGGAGCAAGACAAGCTTGCTAAGAAGATATCGCTTGACTCAGGTGGTGGTGGTGGAGAAGCCCCTCCTCCCGGCAGTTACACAGGTTGGGACCCGGAAGACCCAACTCCTAGAGCGAGAGCATCAGAAGCTGCTCAGACTGATGCCACAGAGATCAACAGCTGGGAACCAATGGGGCAGGACGCTCAGCGCTTATGGGACGCTGCTCGTAAGTATGAGGCGGCTGCTGTTGTTCGTGCTGTCAGAGAAGGGGCGGCATTCGCCAAGGCTAGAGGCATAAAGAAGTGGAACAAAGAAAATTCCATGCCTTTGTTCAGGGCACTTCATGACCCTGACAAATGGTTGAATAAGCTGTCGCCGGAGATGCAGGAAGTCTACTACGACCTAAAGCGTAACTGGGTATACAAGGAAGAGAACGACATGTTCACCTTTCTGTCGTTCGCAGCGCAGAAGGATGCAGCTCAGTTCAAGTTCGACATGGTAAACATGGCATCACGGTTCATGGCTCACCCGCACTATTTCAACAGGCTCTGGCGTATGAAAACCCAACCTGAAGGTGAGACGGTCAACAAGCTGCTAAAACCCAAAGTGGGAACAGCAAAGGACGCACGCGCCGGGTTCAAGACAACTATGGAGTATTCTCGAAACGCTAGAAGTTTTGACGAGATGGTTGATAAGTACGGTTTCGAGCCTGCTTTGTGGGACCCGTATAAGATGGCAGCGCAACGGCGGATCTCAGGTGTTGAGTACCGTGAGGGTATCCGGTTTATGAATCGGCTTTCTGAACGTGGGATGATTCAACCGTCAGCAGCAGTTGGAGGCGACCCTAGATGGGGAGTTCCGGCTGGAATCCCAATGTTCAATGGCATGGCTAAGCACGACGGAAGCTTCTCGGGTGCATGGTCAGTTCCAACAAGTATGAAGAATTGGATGCAGCAGGTGTGGACATCTCCTGACACCCTGTTCAACGACCCTATCTTGTTCGGTAAAAGCATTATGCAATGGAGCTTTGCGTCTAAGATGTTTAAGCTTGCGGTGTCTCCGTTCCAGCACATCGACATGCTTTGGAGGACTGGTGGTGCTCTAATTACTCCGACAGCGATTGCTAGTCCACTGATGCGTGGTGGTAGCGACAGGCTTGGATTACAAGGGCTGAGGCTCCCCGACAGGCTCGGAGGGGGATCACTAGACAAGATCTCAGTACCAACCGGCAGACTTCCCGGTCCTATGAAGATTCCGTCTTTGATGGTAGATATGCTCAAGGTGCAGTTCTTCGATTCTGCACGTCAAGGTACTACTGACTTTATGATCTCGCCAACGAGAATCAATAAAGACTTCGACTTAACATGGCAAGCGATGGTGCAAGAGCACGGGCTAAACGTGCATGGTGACTACTCGGTAGTTGGAGAAGAGATGCGTGATGCAGTAATCAAAGTACTGCAGCCGAGAATGGAGAAGCAGGCTGACGGGACAATGAAGAAAGTCTGGCTTTACCCGGGAGCTCCTGTTGGTGCTGCAAAGACCATGATGCGTGCTGCAAATAGGTTAAACAACTTCTTTGTTACAGGTTTATTTGATGGGGTGTATTCGGTAATTCAGAAGTACGCTATCGAAAACTTTATCCTACCTGCTATGCGTAGGAATCATCCCAGCTGGACACCGGCTCAAATTGGGGTTGCTGTAGCAGAGAACTCAAATATGATCTTCTCTGCTCTTTCAAACTTTCAGTCGTTTACCAAGAACATGTCTCCTGAGTTGCAGAATGCACTACGAATAGCTGCATTCTCTTACGGTGAAACTGAGTCCTTGATGCGTTCTGCTGCAAGGGCGTTTATCCCACGTAAAACTCAACGATCTGCTTCCGATATTATCCAGTTTGGTCTTTCTGAAGAAACGAGAGCTAGGGCAGGCAGTACCCCGCACGGTATTCCTTACAGCCGATCTAAGAAAATCGCAATGAGCCCTCACTGGGGAATTCATGCAGAGCACATGCTCGGCATGTTTTCAGTACTTGCTATCACGGCAAACATTATTCACAAGTTTGCTACTGCAGGTGACAAAGACTTTGAGGAGGGGGACTGGCTCCCGCCAGAGAGCTACACCCCACTCAACGTCAATGACCCTTACGCTACATGGGGCAACTTAGGGTACAACACAGGCTTCTTACGCCCTATGTCCCCTTGGGGAGAAGGGCGTAACGGGACTCCGGTTTACCTTGATCTTGTAGGGCAGCAGGACACCGCTTTCAAGTGGCTTCTTAGCCCTGTAGACTCCATGACGTCTCGCTACAACTCTATCCCTAGGGCAGTATTCAACCAGCTTAACGGGGGTGCGTTCAATGACATCCCGTTTAACACACCATTGCAGCGAGTAGCTGGTGCTGTTCAAGATATAGCAATGCCTATTTCGGGAACAAATGCTGTTGCCGCACTACGCAAAGCGCACCCCGACGCATACAACCTCTCGTCATATACGCTGCCGGGAGAGGACAGGCTTTCAGTTGGGCAGCTCGCGGCTCAAGGTCTTGGGCAAAACCAGTCAGCTATAAACAGTATGGATTTGCAAGAGCTGATTGATGGTATGTCTAAAGGCGACCCGAAACGTAAAGCGTTTGAGCTTGAGCTTTCAATTCGCAGGGTTGAGGCTGCTGTGAAGGGCACATACGACTGGAGATATGTCACCTCGTTGTCGATTAAAGAGGGGTACGAACGCTGGGGCGGAAGAACTAGCTCTGGTTCACCTTCACGGGAATTCAAGAGGGATAACTTTATGCTTGAAGAGCTTGATAAGGCTGTCGAATACCTGACTAGTAAGGAGTCGTCTCAGCCAAGGAAGCTGTGGAAAGTTCAACCACAATGGCGACAGAAGGAACTTGCAGAGAAGAGCAGGAAGTAATAGCACTACATGTAGTGGTGTGTGTATACTCAGTACTAGATAAGGTAGGGCTCAATATATTATGGTGAACTCAAATACAGATATTTCGGCTGATAATGCCACCGATATTTCGGGTGACAGCAATCTATCTACGTTAGTAATCGAAGACACGACCTCCCAAGATCAGCTCAATTTAGAGTCTGATGTCGTACTTGGGTCGGACTTGGAATCGGATACTACGCAAGTAGATGCTGGCGCAGGAATTGATACGGGCGTTACCGGGGGAATTGGTGTTGAATCACAGGTGGAACCGGTAGCGGAACCAGTCGTAAATGAAGAGACTCGTGTAAACGACCTCATCACAAAACGAATGGCAGGAATTCAATCCGCAGCAGATCAGCGTGTTGCAATCGCAGAGAAGCAAGCCCGACTAGCCGCAGAGGAATCCCAAAAGCATTCCATTGAGGCAGATGTCGAGGCGAGTCTTCGCTTGCAGGAATCGCAACTTGTCGATGATATGGGGGAGGATGGCGCTCAGCGTTACGTTAGGAATAAAGCCAATACAGATGCTGTACGTGAGCAGATCACACAGCGGGCTGAAATCCAACAACTACGCACAGGCGCTGTTACTCAGCAGTTCGAGCAACGTGGTGTCCTTATGACACAGTGGTTCGGTAAGCTGCAAGAAGACCTCAAACTCGAAGAAGCTGATATGACTATCCTTCGACAGATGGTTACCCGAGAGAGCTTGTCTACGGACGAAGCATTCTTGGCTGCTGGAGACGTTATTACCCCGATGGCGGAAAGGCTGGCTAGATCAGTCAACCCATCGAAGCGAGTTCCACCAGCAACTCCGGAAACTAATCCGGGTACTGGTAGATCAACTAACAACTCCCCTACGTCCGATGCTTCTCTTACTGCTGCTGCCCGTGACAAGCCCGGTTGGGCTTGGAGCGAAGCAGAGCAACAGGCTATGAGGCGCTCGTCTTACGGGGGGTAGAGGAAAAATCCCGTGGCATCACAAAATGCAACCACAGGTAATCTCGCCAATGTGCAGAACACCATCATCAATGCAGCTCGTACTGTGCAGGAGTACAACACTCCTTCATGGAACCTCATTGATAAAGTAACTCTGCCCAAAGGCGCATCAACAGTCCGTGTTCCTAAAGTCGGTCAGTTCACTATTAGTGAGTTGGTTGATGGTCAGGACATGGTCGACGAACAGGCTGTCGGTCTGACTTCTATTGACCTAAGCACCTCTGAAAAGGGTGCGAAGATCATTGTCACTGACAAGCTCATTCGACAGAACGGTACTACTGACATCTTTGCGATTGTCGGTCGTCAGTTCGGTGAAGCTGGAGCACGTAAGCAGGACCGAGATGTTCAGGCGCTATATTCAGGCTTGAACGGCGGAACCGCATACGGTGCATCAGCAGCGACTCTATCGCTTGCTAACTTCGCAGGAGCTATTGCAGCTTCTAGAGGTGGCGGACGAACTAGCTCTGGTGAACTTCAGGGCGAGCCGTTTAACCCAGACCACGCAGTGGTTCACCCCCACTCCGCTTACGCCTTGACCAAATCCGCAACCGCTATTGGTTCCGGAACGTCTATGGCTGTAAACGACCGTCGTGAAGAAGGACTCCTGAAGAATTTCTTCAAGATCAACTTCAACGGTGTAGACCTTTTCGAGTCAGGAAACATTGACGTCGACTCGTCTGGCGACATGACCGGTGTTATTGCTCAGCGTGACGCGCTGATCGGTATCACTTCAGTCGGCTGGACAACCGAGCGAGAGCGTGACGCTTCTGCTCGTGGCACCGAAATCAACTTCACGTCGGACTACGGCGTGTTTGAACAGGATGACAAGCACGGCGCACCGCTTCTTTACGATGCTGCTGTACCTGCGTCAGCCTAGTAAGGGCTCAGCATGGTTAGTCTCGATATTCAGAACAAGCAAGCGATCAGAGGTTCGGGTTACGGCATTCAGTTTGTGGGTTTAGATACTCATCAAATGAAGCTGTACCTGCACAAAGATCAGCTCTCAGACAAACATCTGGGAGACGTGTTTATGAAAGTAAACATCTCCAATCCCAAGACTGGACCTAACGGTCCGGAGCTTCAGTACCTTGCTCGTAAGGGCAACTCTGGGCTTTACGCTTGGGAACCCGGCGATGCTTGTCTTGTAAAGAAGTTCGAGAACGTCGAGTACGTCGCCGATCAAATCGGCGGCGGAACTCGTGTCATCCGCAAGGAACCCGACATGGGTTGCAAGTGGTGTCGACAACGTGCTGAATCCGACTTAACCCGGCATTCGGCGGGTGCAGTGGATTACTCTGAGACAGAGCCCGTCATGGAAGATGTCTCTGCCCCGCCTGATGTACTAACCTGTGAGTCTTGCGAGTATGTCCCGAAAGCTAAGAACAAGAACGGCATTGCCTTCTCGCCTAAGCAACGGGCTGCTCAAATGAAAGCTCACTCTGTTAGTGCTCACAACTAGCTGTTGCCTTCAGACCGAGGCTAGCTAAATTATCGGTCGAAGACGGGACGTAAGAGCCCGAGAAATAGGAAAAATAAATTGGCATTCTCAACGAGAATATACGCAGATTACGGAATGGAGAAGAAGACTGGTACCGACAAGTACCACTCACTCGGAACCATTCTGGAACTACCAGACGGACGAGAGTTCAAGTACGCCAAAGCTGGAGGAGTTGCTCTAGGTCTTGGGCTTACCGTTGCTACTCCGGCACCTACTGCACACCACGACATGGACCTTGTAACTGCTGCGGCTGCGGTAGGAGCAACGTCAGTTACGGTTACGCTTGAAGGTACGGCAGCAGCTGAAGACCTCTATGCAGATGGATACCTCTACACCAATGATGGGCACGGCGACGTCGCTGCCGGTCAAGGTCAGGTTTACCGAATTGCAGGGCACGATACTATCGGCTCTTCTGGCTCAGGTGCTATCGAGCTTGCCGACAACGACAAGGTTGCAGTAGCTTTAACCTCAGCTACCCTGTCAGGACTCATTGCGAATCCTTACAGTGGAGTTGTTGTTACTCCTACTACGGTTCTAAACCGTACGTGTGGAGTTCCTGCTACTGAAATTGCTGCTTCTGCATACGGATGGGTACAGACCAAAGGTCTTGCATCTGTTCGGGTGCTGGGAACTATGGTTGTTGGGCAGCACATTCGTGTTGCTGGCGTAACCACTGCTGGTGTAGTGGAAACACTGACCCGTGCTGGTTCTTCTGAGGACGAGCAATCTATCGGTGTATACATGGGTATCGTATCCGTGACCACTGACATGGCTCTTGTCTGGCTAGACATCGACTAACAGGTATGGGGCGTCCTCCGGGGCGCCCCTATCTAAAAGAAGGGCTCTCTTTTTTTGACTACGAAACCATCTCTCCGGATACTCGACGACCCTGAGAGATTACTAAACATACGTAAGCAAGGTGACTTCCAAGGCTACCGCTCACGAGGAATGCAGAAGGAACCGTGGACTTACGAGTGGCTAAAAGACTTCGGTTACGGAGATGTCTTATACGACATCGGTGCTAACGTTGGAACTTACAGCTTGATGGCAGGAGCAAGAGGAGCGTTCGTGTACGCCTTCGAGCCTCTCCCCGTGAACTATGCAGAGCTTCACGCGAACGTCGCACTCAACGGTCTATCAGAAACTATTTACTGTTATCCGATAGCCGTAAGTAACTCAGACGGGTGGATACCCCTCAGAGCACACATGCTCGACACCCCGGGTTACGGTCTAGCATCCGCAGAGAAGGACTATGCGGGTGAAACCCTTGTCTATGTACCCTCTGAAGCTTTAGAC